CACTTGGTGCATCTTGAACAAAAGATAAATCAAAATTCAAAAGTTCTCTGGACTGTTGGTGTCTTAGTCTTTTCAAATCTAGTAATACTTCTTAGAGATATTCTTTTGTGAACGCAGGAACAATATTCCTGTTAGGATATATTTGTATGAATAGTGTCTGTGTATCAATCAATGAGAGATATGATAATGTTAAAGATTGCATAATTGAAGGCAATTACATAAAGTCAACCCTTGATAAGAATAATATTCGCAAATACATGATGTTATGCGTAGATGCAAAAGACTATGAAGAAACATGATAGAATACTTGTTATAAGTGATTTACACTTTCCTTACCATTTCCCAGAAGTATTTGCTTTTCTAATAAAGTTAAAAAATAAATACAAGCCAACAAAAATTGTAATGATTGGAGATGAAATGGATTGGCATAGTATAAATGTCAGTCACATAATAAACCCTGATCTTCCTGCACCTGTAGATGAACTTGAAATTGGTAGATCCTTATGTGGACAGTTAGAAAAGATATTCCCAGAAATGGTTTTGTTAGAAAGTAATCATGGATCTATGGTTCTTCGCAGAGCTATGGCAAAAGGTATGTCAAGGTTCTTTCTTAGAGATTATAATGAAATATTAGATGTTGGTAGTGGTTGGAGATGGCAAGAAAAACACATTATTGAAACCACAAAAGGCAGGGTAATGTTTGCACATCAGTTTTGTAGGGATATTGCAAAAGCAGTTAGAGAAACTAGCATGAGTTGTTGTCAAGGTCATTTTCATACTGTTTCAGAGGTAAAATATGTAGGTAATGATTTTCACCTTAATTGGGGTATGTCAGTTGGTTGTTTGGTAGATAAGAAGTCTTTGGCTATGGCATATATGAAAGTAAACCTAGCAAAACCTATACTTTCTTGTGGTATTATCACAGAGGGTATTCCACAAATAGTTCCTATGGTCTTGAACACAAGTGGATCATGGGATAAAAATATCTATATATGAGTGATTACGAAGATAAGATAAATCCTGCATATTATGTAGGAACTAAGATACAGCTTATTGATGTAATAGAGGAATTTAATCTTGGACACCATGAAGCAAATGTTTTGAAGTATGTAGTTAGGTACAAATCAAAAGGAAAGCTAGAGGATCTAAAAAAAGCACAATGGTATTTATCAAGATTGATAGAGAGGTATAGCAACTAATGAATAGAGAAAGATTGGCAAAAGATATCACCAGATGGGAAGGTGTCAGATATGAGAAATATAAATGCAGTTCAAATCTCTGGACTATTGGAGTAGGGCATATGATTAGAGATAATGAACAAGATTTACTAAATAGAGATAAACCTTTAAACAATGAAGAAGTATTAGCAATCTTTGATAAAGATTTATCTAATGCAATAGAAGATACAAAAAAATTTATTGATCCTGCAACCATTGAGCCAGAGGCTTTTGAAGTCTGCGTACATCTTTGTTTTTGGATTGGTTTACCTAGAATGATGGGTTTCAAAAAATGCAGACAGGCTTTGATAGATAAAGATTATGTATTAGCTTCAGAAGAACTTTTAGACAGCAAAATGGGTAAGTCAGATGTCAGAGGTTTAGTAAATAGAATAACTGAACTATCAGCTAGAATGAGAGATGTGTAATGTGGGGAATGATTTTAAAACCTTTAGTTGGTGTTGCAGGTGATGTAGTAAAAGGTTTTGTAGAAAAAAAGAAATTACAGTCAGAACAAAAACTTACAAAGATAAAAGCAGAAACTTCTTTGATGGAAAAACAAATCAAAGGTGAAATGGATTGGGATATAGAAGGAATAAAAAATACAAAAGGTTCATGGAAAGATGAATACTTAACTATTTTGTTTTCAATACCATTACTATTATGCTTTTTACCATTTACAGTTGATTATGTAGAAAGAGGATTTGAAGCATTAAGTAAAACACCAGATTGGTATAAATATACTTTAGGGGTGATTGTATCAGCAAGTTTTGGTATAAAAGGTGCTACCAAATTTTTTGGTAAAAAATAGAGAGGGGTAAGGTATGTTAGATATGATGAAAGATTGGTTTGAGGATTTTATGAAACTTAAATCATGGGTTAAAGTATTAGCAGTAGTAGTTGTTGTTGTAATGCTACACCATTGGGTACTACACTAATGCCGAAACATAGTGGAAAAAAAACAAAAGGTCTGACAAAAAAGCAGATGAAACTTCCAAAGGCATTAAGAGATGCTATACTGAAGAAAAAGAAAAAGTAGAAGGGAGTTTACTATGCCATATCACACAGGTGGTCATTCCAGAGGAATGAAGAAGAAAAAGACCAAGAAGAACAAAATGAGGAAAAAGAAAAAAAAATAAAATAGGGGTGGGTATCTACCCACCCTGTCATCATCATGGGAATAACTACATCAACACTAATTCAAGAACTAATACCTAGATCATCTGGTAAGCGAAGAAGAAGAAAGCAACAAAAATCATTCAAAGCAAAACAGAAGGTCTTGCGTGTCAAAAATACTTCATATTAAATTTTACGATCATATGTCATTGACTAATGAATGGCATGAACCAGAACTGCTACTCAATACCAAACCTGCTGTATGCGAAGCAATAGGATTTTTAATTTCTGAAAGTTCTCTTGCATATAACTTAGCTACCATGATCTCAAATGATGAAATAGGCTCTTGCCATGTTATTATCAAATCTGCTGTAATTTCAGTCACAGAATACCCAAAAAAAGGCAAATAGAGAGCCATACAGAGCAATCTAGCTGTTCTGATAGACATTCATACTAGGTAAATTAAAACACCCCTCCTTTTTGCGAAAAGAAGATTTATAGTAAGTGAGGGGTGAATGTTAAACCCCAGAAATACTGAATTTCTGGGCAGGAGGATATACTCTTAAAAAAAGAAGTGTTCCACCTTCATTTCTACTGATTTTTATGTCCAAATCAATGTCAAAATTGGACAAAAAAAAATATATTTTTTTTATAAACACTATTGCAAAAATTTATAAAAAGTTTATAAGTTTAATCATGTTAAACACAAAGGAGAATACACAAATGAAAACAATAGCAAATAAAGTTGTAAAGGTACTTAAAGAAATGGATAAAAGTAGTTTTTACAAAATTACTAATCAAAAGGATTATGAAGGTAATGCTAAATTCATGATCCAAAGATCAAAAGAAATTTATTATCAGTTCAACCCAATGGAGAAAGATGTAAATTTTGATTTTGAAAATGATTATGATGCTTTACTTACTTGGAAAAAAACAGGTGAGAGATTAAGCAAAGAAGAATACAAAACTTATAGACAAGCTTTAAGAGACTTACCTGCGTCTGCATCCCCTAAACTAGATAGTAATGGAAATCTAGATTTAACATCCGTTACTTTCCCAACGGAGCCTACATAATATGAGTTCTATAAAATTAACAGCTGATTCTGGAGGAGGAACTTTTGAATTAAAGGCTCCATCTTCTGGTTCAAATGCGAGAGTATTAACTGTCCCTGATACAGCAAGCGGTACAGTTTTAACTACAACAAACCCAAAGGCAGGGAATATTATTCAAGTTGTTCACGTTTCTTTTTCA